GTGGACTTAGTGGCCGCCGCTCCGGCAGTGAACTGACCCACGACATCGAGATCCCCGGCGATCGCCATATCGTCGCTGACGGTCAGGTCGCTCGTAAAGATGTTGGACATCTGGAGAGACGAGCTGCCGAGGGTCTGATTGTTCGTCGTGGTGGGGACGATATTACCCCCCGAATCGACGCAGACCTCCGAGCCCGAAGGGCCGGTGCACCAAATGTCCGATGCCGCCGGAGGTGTCCCGGTAATCCGCGCCACGGCCGTAAGAGCCGTGAGCATAAGAACGACCGCGCTCAGCGGTGCCCAAACCTTTCTCAACATGGTCATTCGACTACCTCCTAATACCTTTTCGTTGAGCGAAGTCGCTCGATATTGGGTAGGTCGGGATCTTCTGGCTCCAACAGCCTCGCCAGCTCCTTGAACCGGGAAGAACGCTGCTGAAACTCCCGGCTCCCGACCTCCTGTTTCTTCGCCTTCTCTACGGCCATCCGGTACTTATGGTCCTTCTCCGGGTCCGTCGCGCTCGGGAAAGCGCCCATGTCCCAGGTCGTGAGCATGTGATCCTTAAGCCAGACCTCATGCTCCCGCATTTCTTTAAACGCCTTATCCCGAGCCCTGCCCCTGAGCTTCCGATTCACCGGAGACATACGCTCCAGGGCGCTTCTGTTGCGGGCGATCCGTTTCTGGATGTTCGTCACATCCACCGGCCTCCCGCCCTGAGAGTGAGGTAAATGCGCCTCACCCTCCCCGGTTGGCGTCCGATTCATACCACGAAGGTATAATTCGTCGGACGCGATCTCCTGCTCGATACGCCTCCTCTCACTATGGCCGAGAAGAGGTACGGCATGCCGTTTCACCGGCATCCTGCGCCTACCCATGTTGCCTCCGTACTCGTTGCGTTGTGAGGTGTAGCGGCCTGCGTCAGCCGCTAACCTCGTGCCCGTAGACCCATCTCCAGTCGACAGCCGACACGTTGACTGACATGTAGCCGGCATGCTTGCTGGTCAGGGTATCGAACTCCCCAGCATAGAAGAACTCGACCGGGTTCCACTCGTACCAGCCCAGATACTCCTTCATCCGCTTGGAGTTGATCATGAACCAGTTGTTCGAGTCGGTAAGCCAGTTGTGCCAGACAGCCATCTTGTAGCGCCCCTCATGGAAGTTGGCGTTGTTGATGGCGGTGCCCACCTTGCCCTTGGACCGGATCAGCTCCCAACCCTTCTCCTCCAGCTCTGTCGGCAAGAGCAGAAGATCCGGGAAGTCGGTCTGGATGTTGTCCCGATTGGTCTTGAACTTGATCATCAGCTGCCGGGTCGCTTCGACGTTCGCCGGACTGAAGGCCGAGGTCCCGCGGTTGCCCTGCGCCGAGCCGCCCACATCAGACGTATGGGACGCGTTGCACAGAGACAGCGTATCCGCGACGGTCGTGAGCCCGAAGGCGCCATTAAAGACGCTGGCTCCGATCGACTCCCGCTTGGCCCGGAAGCGCTGCGCCAGACGCCGCACCCGCTGCTGGATCACTCCGTAGAGGTCGTTCCGCCGAAGCTTCTTGGTCACTTTCACGCCGAGGCTGTACTCGATCTCCTCGGTGGACTTGCGGAAGCTCTGCTTCGCCTCATCGTAGCTGATCTCGCCGTCGAAGACTTCGACGTCTCCGAGATCCCCCACCAGCGCCTCGAACACGATAGCCTGGTCGGGCTCTTTCATCGAATAGAGCGCCGGGATCATGCTCTCGAAGTCGGCATACTCCGTGGTGAAGTGTTCCGTCAGATCCTTCTGTACGAAAAAGGACCAATTTCCCTGGGTCATGATGGCCATACTTCTTTCTCCTTGTTTGTCCACCCGACCCCCGGGGGACGTATCCCCCGGGGCCGGACTAGGCTATGTCCGGCTTAAGAGCCGGGGTTGAACAGCGTGTCCCTCGGCGAAAGGATCGCCCGGAAAACAGGGCTCCTGCCGCTGAGCTGTAGATCGTGATGCTTTGTCGGATCGAGCTCGATCCAGCCTTCCTCGGCCGCGGCCTTGTACTCATTCCGGAGGCAAAGCCACGGAAGAGAACCGTTTGCGAGAGAAGCGATGATCTTGTCGGCATCCGAGTTGAGCGTATGGAGCGCGAAGAACTGCCGGCGAATGACCACCACCTTTGAGGTATTGTCGAGAGCGGTCGTGAACGCGCTCTTGAGCGTCAGTGTCCCCAAGGCCGAAGCTGAGCAGTAGCCGAGCTGTCCGATGCCGGTCCCGGATACGACATAGACCCAGGAGCCATCGAGATTATCGGCGATGCTGGTGATGCTGATCGTCGGAGCCGAATAGCTGGCCACGCTAAGCACGGTGTCCTGATCGTACTCGGCAGCGACCTCGCAGCCGGGCAGGAAAGGAATGACTTGACGCAATACGTGTGCCGCGCCATCCTCGGGAGTGGAATCTCCGCTGACCGAGAAGTCGTGGAGCTCGGCGAGGAGCCCAACGGCGTCGGCGGAGGCTCCGGAGGCTTTGATCAAGACCGAGAGATCCTGATCGGCGGTGACTCCGGGCATGACCACGGCTCCCTCATTGATATCCGAGCCGGAACCGTCGATCGGGAACTCGCGAACGCGGGACGGAATAGTGCGAATGACCTTCATGGCATGTCCTCCTAATCCGCTCCGGACTTATCCGGATGCGTGTGGGCGTACCCACAAGGTTCCACGATGCTTCGCCACGTTGGCCAGGATGCGACTACTCGATGCCTTCTCTTACTCCGTTCTTCGTCCCGCAGAGCGGGCAACCACCACCGACTAGAACGGTCTGCTCACCATACTCATCGGTGAACTGAAATCCGTTAAGGAGTGTAGCAGATTGTGTCTTTTTTGTCACGCCCCCAAGCCCGCCCATTCCGGAAAGATCTCCACCGGAGTTATCCGTGCGATTCTTATCGAAGACGTAGCCGCAGATCTGACAATGGACAAACCGATGGTTACTGTCCCTGCCTTGACCGCGGCCGGTCCTCGCGCTGTTCGGCCGTATCCGTCCGTCACGCTTTGTAACGGTCGGAAACATTTTGTAGAAGCCGTCGGTATCCTCGGGATTCCGGCGACCCCACAGATTGTGGCCGTACCTGCTTTTCACACACCCCTCTTGAAGACCGGGACCTTGTCAAAACTCTTGAACATGACTCCGTTGGGATCGTCGGGATGCTTCGTGGCCTCCCGGAGCTCCTTGCTGGTCAGATCGGAAACCTTGAGGCTCAGATTGCCGACGCGGATCTCGGAGCCCGGCTTGATCTCGCCCTCACGCATGATCGGGGCCTCGTCCTCGACGCTCCCTTCTGGCTTGGGATCTTCCACTTTGCCACCTCCGGCGGCCCTTGCCTTGGGCGGGACCTTACCGCGATCGGCGAGACGGCCGCGGGCGTATATCTTAGCCCTCGCCATGTGCTGCTTGACCTTCTCGGGATCGGACTTCTCCTCAAGCGAAATTCCGCTGAAGTACTCCTTGATGCCGGTCTTGAGCTTCAATACCGTCGGGTCAGCATCGACCTCGTAGTCCATGGCATCGGAGACGTTAAGCCGGGCCTTGGTCGCCACGTTGTCTCTGGCGAGCTCCTGACGCTCGACGGCTCCGAGGATCTCGTCACGGGTCTTGCCGTACTGCTCCTCGATCGTCTCCCATTGTTTGTCGTTGAGGACCCGAAGCTGAGCGGACGTCACGACCGCCGGCTGAACATCCTGAACGACAGGAGTGGGAGCCTGGCTGGCCTTCAATTTGGCGTTCTCCTTGCGAAGACGCTCCAACTCACTGTCGGACGTATCCTCGACCTCGGGCTCAAGGATATCATCGATCGTCACATCCTGATCATCATTCGATTCCGTCTCTTTCGTCACGGCTTCTTTTTTGGTCATACCACGCTCCTATGCTTTCTCGCTGCCTCGGGGGCCTTTTCTGAGATCTGCTTGGCCCGCTTCTCAAGATCCGCGATTTCGTCATTAATCTGAGCGACTTTATCGGTCGCCCGCTCGACATTGTCGATGATGCCCCTATAGGCCCGCAGGGCTCCGCCATGCGACCGAACCTCGGCCATGAAGTGCCCCGAAGTCTTGCCGACGTCCAAGGACGTATCGCTGTACTGCTCCAGGGCGAATTTGTTGGCGTCGATCGAGAGCTCGATATCGGCCTTGAGGGCCTCCCAGCCCTCATGATCTGAGAGCTGCCTGATCTTGTCAAAGCGCTTCAAGCGCTTTTTACGAAAGTCAATTGCTCCCTGGATCGTTTCCAGAAATTTCTTTTCTTCGGCGCTTATCACGTTGCTAACCTCCCATCCTCATTGAGCCAGCGTTTGCTCTGGCTTTCTCGCCCCCGCCTCCGCCTGTCGGCCGTCCCATGGCGGGAGCCTGGGACTGTTGGATCAGTTGCTGTATGACGGTATTCATCTGCTCGGGATTGATGTTCTGGCCACCCATCTGATATTGGCCGCCCTCACCGATCTGGATTTGATAGCGCTCTGGGCGCTCGATGCGGGCGGCTGAAACATAGTCATTCCAAAGATGGATCAGAATCTCCGGCTTCGACTGCATGGGTATCACGAATCTCATGGCCGCGGCCGCAAGTGCAGCCATTTTCTGCATTTCAATTTCCGGGGCAAGGCTCTGCTTGATCGGCTTAAGCGCCCCGCGGATGCGAGGATCGGAGAATAGCCTGGTCGGGATATTGCGCTCGATCATCTCCTCGCCGGACTTGGCCATGACCTTGACTTCCTTGCCGGCGTTCTGGAAGTAGATGGCCCGATGCAGATCGATCAGCTCCGGGATCGTCCGTGCCCACTCATCCGCGAAATCCTCAGTCCGGAGATCGGCCCGCTGGAGAAGCATGGCCGTCTTCGACGCAGGGGCGCTCGGGTCCTGAGCGCTCTCCCGACCGCTCTGACCTTGGCTGGTCCCGAGAAGCATATCAAGATAGCGCTGGATCAGGCCCTCTTCATCGACCGACCCTCGAGTCTGGCTGGTATCCTGGATCTGGAGCTGGCGCGGAGACATGTTCGGGTGCATGTACTGATCCGGCACCCACATCGGCGTACCCGGCCGGAAGCTTGCGTACTCGGCCCCGAGATCGACATGCTCTCTGAGCCCTTCCGGCAATATCAGAGTCACGCTGTCGGTTATACGTCTCTGATTGGAGCGATGCCGGTGCAGGGCATTGATCTCCCGAAAAAGATGCTCGGAATCGCCGAGAAGGGAGACGCCCAGGAAGCGGCCTTCGCGGCGGATGAGGCGCAGGGGCACTACGCAGGGTATATTGCGCCTGACCGTATAGGGCTCGATCCTGAGAGAGCGGTACTTATCAAGATCGTAGATTATGACGTAGCGCTCCACGATTCCGTCGTTGTCGAGATCGGCGGTGTAGACGAACCAGGCGAGCCGATAGGTGATCGCCTGCGAATCGGTCTGGCCGATACCTTCGATGGCTTCACGCCTGGCATCCCAGGAATCTATCTGCATCTTCCGATATTCCGGGGACTTCTTCTTGACGACCTCAACTACATCGGCGTCATAGTAGCCCATCTTGGCCTTCATATCGAATTGCGATGAAGACTCGCTCATGGTATAGCCGTAGAGATTCAGGCGGTCCATGTGCTGTTCGTGCATGGGCCAGAAAATGAATTTCGCCAGCGGGAAACCGGTATAGTGAGCTCCGTTCTTTGCAACGAAATCCAACTCGTATTCGGTATGGACTTCGGCGCCATCGGAGTGGAGGTGGAGGAGAATCTCCTCGTAATCGTCCTCTGAGATCCCGGCGTCTTCAAAAGACGGATAATCGGCCTGGAATTCCTGGGGGGTATAGTAGCTGCGGAAATCGTGACCATGCTCGATCCGGCGCTCCCATCGGCCATGGATCAAGTACGTCCCGTCCCGGTAGATCGGTATATACGAGTCCTTTAGGACTTCGTTCAAATTCGATTCATATTCGGCGGTATAATTGACGCCCAATTCCACGCGGTTTAGATCCTGCCGCTCGACCCCGGGAGTCTTGAGCATGATATACGTGCGAGTCGGATCGGAGAAGATCGCCTTGTTGAATTGGGCCCGGGCGGTCCTGGCGTAACCGGCAGCGAGGCGGACGTCGATCGAGGAGCTGGATTCAGGGCCGAATGGGAAGTCTACGGCCTCGTCCTTGCCTTCCAGGAATTCGTTAAGCTCGGCGGATTTCGCCCGGAGCGAGGATGTGTTGCGCTCCCACTCCTCGTACCACTTCCGGATATTCTTGTCGATCGTGCGGCGCTTGGCCCTGGAGATCCGGGATTTCCGAGCCCGGAACATCTGTTTGACGTTGGCTACCTGGCCGTCATGAAGATCGGCCTCGTCCGGCGGAGGAGCCAACTTGACGTACATGGTTTATTTCTTCTTGCGCTTCTTCTTCGACAAACCGGCTTCGCTCATGGCGATAGCGACCGCCTGCTTCCGCTTCGTCACCTTCTTACCGGAACCGCCGGAATGAAGCGTTCCCCGTTTGTACTCTCCCATGACCTGACCGACTTTGGCCCGCTTGGCCATCTTCGGAGAGGATTCCCTATCGGCACGGAATTTCCTGTACCCGGCCATCAGCCCTTGCTGTTAGGGTCCTTGGGCCCCACGTAGGTCCCGCCCTTTGCTTTGGGGCTAAGGCCGCGATCCTGACCGCCCTTCTTGGGGCTCATGCCGAGATTCTTGCCGCCCTTGAACGGCGACTGACCCTTGCCCTCGACTTGCCCGACCTTCTCGTAGGCGAGCATGCCGCGGCCTTCGGCGGTGCCGGCTCCGCGGCGGCCGTCGCGCCTCTTCGGCCCGGTAGGCGTAGACTGCGGGACCGTGATCCCGCTCTTCTTGCTCTTAGGCATAGAACCTCCCTACTTTTTGACGACTCTGACGCGCGGCGTATTGCCCATGGTCAGTTTGCCCTTGGGGCCGTCGGGCAGCTTCTTGGCCGTCTTCGCCTGAGGCAGACCGCCGCCTTTGCCCTTATGGAGCGGACCAACGGCTTTGCCGCCTTTGACGCCGTAGCCTTCACCGAGGCCAGAGCCCTTGATGTCGCCATCGACGGGCCCGCCGACGCATTTCTCGGCGCTGTCGTACTTCATTTCGCCGCCGGGTTTCCGGGGCGTAGGCTTGCCGGCCTTCGCGCGATATCTCACAGACATAGACGCCTCCCTACTTCTTGCCCTTAAGGGCGAGGTCGAGCCCGAGGTGAAGGAGTTCAGCACCCTTCTTCTGGGCGTCGGGACCGACGGGCCCCTTGAGCACTTCCAGAGCGACTTTGATCATGTCGAGGGGTTCCATGGTCACTTCCTCTTCAGAATGATATTCGCAGCCATGGTCTTGACGGGTTCGCCGAGAACCTGGCCGAGCTTGACGGCGAGTTCGACCATCTGCTCTTCCAAATCCTTTACGCGCTGCTCCAGCTTCGGCTGCGCGACCGGAACGAGAACGGGTTTCGCCTTGGGCTCCTCGGCCTTTGGTTCCTCTTTCTTCTTCGCCATCAGTAACCTCCCTCAACCGTACTTTTTCGCCAGCACCCGCGCCTTAGCCGCGAAAGTCTCGCTGGGTGGATGGGCTATAATCAGCCCGACGAGTTTAGCAAAATCCGTCCGTAAAGTCGTGAGTCTCGTACGCTGTTCGACCAGCGCGTGAGTGAGAGACAGTACCTCGACCTCCAGGGCGTCCACTTTCTCAAGGGCTTTCACGGCATGAGGGCCAGGCGGCGGCGGAGCCGCCGGCGTCGGGGACTGACCGACGCGCCCGCGAGCCTCCTTGGCCGTCAACTTCTTCTTCAATGCAGAATCCCCTTAAGCTTATTGCGCATCGAAGCCGCGACCCCCGGGCGCAGGATCTTCTGTTTCAGCCTCGCTCGCTCGGCGTACCAGGACTTTACGATATCGTCGGCATCGAGCAAGACGCCCCTGGCGGTCGGCCGGTCCATGACCGAGAGCGGGACGATAATCACCATCGTACCATCCTTCTCAAATCCGATCCGCGCCTCTTTCTGCTTGGCCGCCTTCTCAACGTGCTCGTCTATTTTGGGGTCCATGTCCATGCCGCTCATGCCGCGACCTCCGCGGCCTGGATTGCCTCGACGGGTATGAGAGCATAGACGTAGCCGTCCCATTCAAAAAGATGCGAGTCGTCGAAGCCGACGTTCGAGGAGATCCACACGCGCTGTCCGGCGTAGACGTCGTCGTGGTCGCCGGGCACAAGTGGATTGATCGAAAAGACCTCGGCCTCGGCCTGAAATTTCTTTGAGCTGGGGGGGATGTGGATGCTGCCGACTTTCGTGTCCTGGGCCTTAAACCTGACGATCGCCTTGCCCTTGGACGGGGTGAGCTTCGCCGGATCGATCTTATACTTTGTGCGATGTTGGAGTATGTTTTCGTACATTCGTTTAGCCTCTCACGGTGCGTTCTACACGATAGTCGAGCTCCTCGGAGTTCGTGAGCCGGATCTCGGCCGTCTGCCGCGCCTTACGCGATCGACATAGGACCTTTTGCGCATTTCCGGCTCTAGAGTCCAGCGCTTGAGAATGAACGCCGCTATCGCCAAGGTCATGACGGTATCGTCATGACAGCCCTTCTGCGCTTCCATCTTCCCGTTTTCCTGCAAGCAGAAGGTCTTCAGTTCTGAAAGAGTGTAGCGACTGTTTACGCGAATGTCAAGGTCGCGCACGGCCTCACGCGCATCGGTGACTATGATCGCCTTCGACTTCTCGGTCGTCCGGAAGCCCGGTTCACCGCGGCCGGCTTGATCGACCCACAAATTCGGGTACTGCTTCTCACGTAAGCGCATGACGACCGCATTACCCGGGTAGTTGATTTCACAGGCGACCACGGCCCACCGGTACATCTGGCCGACCATGTAAAGCAGGTCGGCGAATTTATCGGGCTCGGTGTAGCCGCGCCATTGGGCCACCTGCTCCCACGTGCGGGTATCCCATACGTCGAGGACCGAATAGTCCAGGCCGGGTATGCCTTCGGAGGAATCGGCGGTGATCAAATAGTCCACGCGGTCGTCGGTTGTGCGCCAGACGACGAACGGGCCCTCGTCGTTTGGCTCTATCCTGGTGTCGCCGCCGGTGTCGCGGAGATTGCCCCGCCATTTCCAGCGCCGGGCGTCGGCCTCCTGGTGCTGAATGGCCTCCCAATCGAAGACCATCCGTCCGGACGTAAGAAACGCCTCCTCCGGGGTGGCCGGGTACTCCTGTGGAAAGAGCTTCGGGTCGACCATGTCGCGCATTTTCTTCCGACGCCAGGCTAACTTCTTGAACGAGAGGTTGAATAGATTGCGCAGCTTCTTCTCATAGTCATCGAGCTCGAAAGTCGGCGAATCGATCTCGTAATGCGGGTCGGTGAACCAGGCGTAGAAATGCGGCTTGAAGTCGTTGAGTTTCTGCTCGGCCTTCTGCCAGAACTCGTGGTAGGGCGTACCGGCGCCGTTGGCCGTGCTCTCCAGGGCGAGATAGGCGTTATCTACCAACGCCTCACCGATGGCGGTCATGACCGACTGATCTTCGTAGAAAGCCGGCTCCGACAAATGCGCGTGGGTAATGTCGTCTCCACGGCCGAAGGACTTCGATCCGGCCGTGCCGATCCAGAATTTACTATTCGTTTCGGGGAACCTGATCTCACCGCCCTTGAAATTCTCTATATCCGCCGGCAAAGTCTTGATCGGATAGACGCTGTTGCGGATCATGTACTTCAGGCGTTCGAAAAGGCGCTTCGTCGATTCCTTGTCGTGGCTGACGAGCACGGCGTAGGTGTTCTCTCGGAATACGCAGGCATGCAGATAAAGCGCCATCAGCAACGTCGAGAAGCCCATCTTGCGGGCCTTAAGGATTATATCCTTGCAAGTCCGGCCGAGCATGTAGAGCTTCTGCGCGGCGTTGAGGATGTAGGGTACTTTCTTGGACTGCTTATTAACGATATACAGGCACGACTCTATGAAGTAGGTGGGCTCCAGCAGGCGCTTGATCTCCGCCTGCTCCTCAGCGGTCGGCGGTTTTCCCACAATGTCTATCCCAGGCGGCGAAGATCTGCTCCTCAAGCTCCTTGCGAGCCTCCGGGGTGATCGGATGGGCTATGTCGATGTGCGATCCGTCGTATCGCTTGTGGCAGGGCATGGTGATCATCAACTCCCGCGAGCCCTTGCGGCGGATGATCTTCATCCACTTGATCACGAATTTCCCATTGAGGCCGATGGAGACGTAGGTGATGAACTCTCCGCGCGATTGACCGTAGAACCGGATCTCGCTAATCCGCAAGCCCACGCTCGCTCCTGGCCCGGCGGATGGCGATCACCAGCGCCGATAAACTGCCCTCGCCTTCACCGGCGGTCTTCGGGTTGTTGATAAAACCGTTGACGCGCAAGACCATTTCCGCGGCTTTCATGCGGGTCATGTGATCGGGCTCGCGGTGTTCTTGGAAGCCGTGCTTGAGCGAACCGGTGACGTTGACCTTCTCGGCGTCCATGGCCTCTTTGTAGACGCGAGTGGCCCTCTCGACAGTCGCTCCGGCTTCCTCCATCTTCAACGCGATATAGTCGCGCACGTGAGGCTCGGCCAATGTCGTCTCGGCCTGGTAGATCGTCATGCCCTGCTTCCTGGCGATGTCCTTGAACGACCTCTCGGGGTGGCTGATCACTTCGTCGGCCAGCATCTTATCGCGCATCGGCATCGGACGGGCCTCGCGCGGGACCTTCCAGGGCGGGACTACCTTCGCCGGCTTATCCTGCGGCATCGACCTTTGCCGCCTCGGCGGAGACTCTGACGTCGGGGTCGGCGGGATCGGGTATTTCAAAACAGATCTCGTAGCGGATGCAGCCCTCGATCTTCGCGGTTGGCTCAGAGACGGCCATGTGATTCTTGATGCCCGCTCCGGGCCAAATATCCATATAGAGCTTGATCTTCATGCCGCCTCCGATGAGACCTTGCGCTTGTGGGCGCTATAGGCGTCGATCATCCGGTCTTGCCAACCGCTGTTATCCGACCTCGGCGGAGGCCGGTGCCGCCAGCCGCAGGAACACAGGACCCACCTGGGTCCGATCAGGCGAATCAAGTGCTCCTCGACCGGCATCGGTCACTTGATCAGCTTGCGGGCGTACTGGAGCGGAGTCAGTTTCGCGCGCCTGGCCGTCTGCTTCAATCGCTTCCAGAAGTAAAAAGACTCCTTGGAAGTGCCGGGGAAGTTGTATTCGAGCTCGGAGTCGAATTTCTCTTCGGCTTCGGCGATGGCGCTTTTGATGGCTCTGGCGAGATTACGTACCCGCTTGACCTCGGCTTTACTTACGTAGAGTTGGTCGAGATTTTTGCTGCGGGCGCTCGGTGCTGGCATGGTCTGCCTCCTTGTAATAACCAAGCGCTGTGGAACCACCTGCAGACGTGTCGTTGTCCAGGATTACACCATCGAAAAACGTTGGCGCTCCATTGGATCCCAGTGTTTCCCCCGCAGAGACATCACCAGCAGCCATCAGAACACCCCCTCGGCTTCGTCCTCGATGAGGGCGACTACGATCTCGCC